AAAATTATCAGCATCCTCTAATACCAAAATATTCCTGTCACCATCCAAAAACTGTGCAAACATATAATCCTTAGCCAAAATAGCTGGATCATATGTAACCATAGCACTCGATGCTGTATGCTGCAACAATCCACGAATAAATGTAGTCTTACCAGTACCCGGAGGACCAATCAATACCAGAATCGATGCACTAGACCTCATAAAATCATCATAGAAGCTCTCTAATGAGTCAGATGCTAGAAAGGGGTACATCTCAATGCATGGAGCCTTCTCGGACGTTATAGGAACTTCTACCTGTCCTCCATCCGTATTATATACCCACTCAATCACATTCCTGACTTCTTCAAACTCATGAGTTACTAGTGAGTAAATGGCTTCTAGATAATCCTTACTACCATACACTCTTATTGCTACTCTAGTAGAATTAAAACTATAGTCAAAGAAACCACCCATCTCATCATTAAAAGCATATCCGCTACCATCTCTGAGTTGATAGGATCGTCCAAAAATAGGATTGGCTAAAAGCATTTTATCAAATTGTTTTTTATTAGCAATTACACTAAACTCATTAATAAAAACTTCTTCATTATTTGTAAATTTATTTTTAATAAAATTAGAAGCTAGATAATCACCAAGATCAGAAGCTCCAAGAAATATATCAGAAGAAAGAGGTGGTCGCATTTCGTCAATCATTTTCCAAATCCCATAACGTGTAAATTTTCTTTGTTTTCGGTTAGTGAAAGATTTTGATGTTTTCTTTCTCCATCTACCACTATTCAATCTTTTTAATAGATTTTCAAAAGAGTAAATTTTTTTGACCGCATTATCCATAATATTTAAAAAGGTGCTTCTTCATATTCATACTGTTCTGCAATACAATTTAAATTTTTACGTGCATATTCAACAATTATAGGAAAAGGCCAAAGACCATTAGGATCAGTAACATTTACCAATACAGAATTGATATTACAATATTTTACTACTAGACCTATTCGTCCATCATTAGTAGTGACTCTCGTTCCAGCATCAAGATTTCGTTTTTTTCCCATGTCGAACTCCTAAAAGTATACTTCTTTGGACTATTATCAATCAATGTACCACCAAAAGCTTTTTGAAATGTTTTTGCACATTCTTCAATGTAAAACATCATTTTCTCTCCGTTCTGGAGATAAAGTGTATACATGATAGTCTCTCCTTCCATAAAGGTCAACTAAATTTTTTGTGATAATCGTCAAAGTAACTTATCAGTTTCGGAATATATGATGCAGTACTCTTAATAAATGGCTGTAATGTCCCTTCATCAGTCGCAATCATAACACAAATCTGTGGACAAATAAAGTTTTCTCTTTCTTTTAACATTAATGCATATGCAGCACATTGCAAGAAATAATTCTCAATCCATTCCTCTTTCTTCAACTTCATAGAAGTCTTGAAATCACCAATAGTATTAATACCATGAATCCTAGCAATTAAATCACAAGTACCTGCGGCTTTAATGCGTTCAGAATATAATCGAAGCTCACTGGCATATACAATATCACAATGTTCATCTAGATAATTTTTAATCTGCAGAAACATCTCTGTATGAACAGGCATTGCTCCTTGCAAGTAATTATCTTCATTCAAAACATACTTTTCTAGAATATTGTGTATCTTAGTACCTCTAGTGGAAGCATAATTGCTAATTTTATTGGCTTCTTCTTCACCAACACGCCTTCTCCACTCTAAAATACTATCCTTCTTCATCTCTCCCAATGCAGTAGTAACAGACACGAACTTCCTACCATCAGGTGTTTCATAGTGCCTCTTACCATCTGCATTGACTTGCTTTAGCTGATGATTTCCAAATATATTCTTTTGTTCAAAGTATTTTGTTCGTTTTTGACCAAACATTAATCTTCAACTGCTATGATCAATGCCTTTACAAAGTCTGACCTGACAATATCATGCTTCTGGAATTGAACGACATCAAACCAATTTGACATTTTTTGAGCCACACCCATAAACCAATCATAACAGCTTTTCTCCTTTCGACCATCGAGATCAGTCTGTTTTGTATCACCACAAATAATTAAACGACTATTCCTACCTAAACGAGTTAATACACTATAAATTTCATGTGCTGTCATTGACTGAAACTCATCTACAACAACCACACAATTATCAAGAGTAATACCACGAACATATGAGGTAGTAATAAATTCTAGCATGTGTTTCTTAGTTAGAATATCCCACGCAGTTCCATTATTACAAAGATAATTAAATATCTGTTTGTAAGGAATAGTATAAACCTCAGTCTTCTCATTAAGAGATCCCGGCAAGAACCCAATATCCCTTGTCGGTACAGCACTCCTTACTACTACAATCTTATCTACATCTTTGCTGAGTAACGATCCTAAAGCCAAGTAAGATGCAATAAAACTCTTACCAGTACCCGCTGAACCTACTGCTATAATGTTTGTACCCCTTCCATAAGATTCAACCATCTGCTTTTGAGGGTATGTTAATGGTTCAATCTCTCTTAAACTTAAATGATCCTTTGCAACTTGAATTTTCTTTTTTCTTTCTTTTTTTTGTTGCTGAACTTCTTCGCTAGAATATGCTAATTGTACGTTCAATTAAATCCTCCTAGAACGTGTTTATGGTAGATCTTGTCCACTTAGCATCATGTTTACTTTTAATTTCTTTTAGGACATCTCTAAATGATTGATCTGGTTTCATAGAAGATCCAGAAACAATATTTGTTGACCCTACAATGACTTCTAAGTTTGGATGATCCGCTTTATATTTTTCTAAATCACGAATGGACATAAACATTTCGTGAATTTCATTAGTTTCTAAATTACGAAAACAATATGTCGGCATATTAAACTTTTTTCATTCGAGGCTTGCGTGGTTTTTTAGGTTTGACTTCTTCTACAGTTGGTTCTGGCTTGCTTATTGGGAAGGGCCATGGCTCTGTATTAGAAACAGCCACAGGAACTTCAACAGGAGGTTGTTGAACTGTGGTTTCTTGTTTAGGTGGTTCTACAGGTGCTGGAGGAACTATAGCAGCAGGAATAGCAGGTAGTCCGGGTGTCCAAAAATGAGGATCAGTTTTAGGTTTTTCTGCAGCTTTAGCAGCTTCTTCTTTTCTCTCTTCTCGGTTGTTAACATATTCCAGAGGATGAGTATCTTCTCTACGTTTATGACCGGTTAACCACTCTGCTATTTTTCTAAACATGTTAGCTCCTTAACATTCATCCGAACGTATAATTAATTGTGCATAATCTTTATTTCTCAATGCTCTATCTATATTCCTCAAAAGCTTCTTATCTTGTCTTTTCTTACGCTGCTTAAAATAATGCCTTGCCTGTTCATCACGTTCATCAAAAGTACTTTTACGCTGTTTGCTCACTTTCTTTTTTCTCCTTAGTGGCGATTAATCCCGGAAATGCAGTATTGACTAGGGCTGCATCAATCCCTTTAAACGGCAACTTTTTATCTTTGATAGCACAAATTAATTCAGCATCTTTAGGTGCTAATCCTTCAATAAATTCAATAAACATGGCTTCACGTTTAATTGGATGAAGGTTATTCCCTTTGACAAAATATTGGAATTTACGAATATCATTGTAAAGCCTACCTTCTTGATCATGCAATTCGCAAGGCTTATATGGTGGCTTTCCTTTCGGCAATTCCCACTCAATACGATAATCAAGAGCATACTGCAAAATAGCCCTCAAAGGCATACATTCGTATTTTTTAAGATGATCTACCCTTTCTTTCTTGGGTAGCTTTGAACATTGTTCTAGAATTTCAGATAGACCAAGTAACATTAAAAATCTCCAATTGACTCAATGAGTATTTTCATTTTATGTTCAATAAAATAATTAAAAAGATTTGATCGCGATTTATTTGCTTGAGAATGATACTCATTTAAAATGTCTTGACGAATATTTGATGGTATCATAGTCAAATCAATTAACATTCTATTTCTTTGCCAGTTACGCAAGATATCTTGTGGTAAATCTTTGGCTTCAGAACGAAGTATTTCATTTATTTTAGTTTCTCTCAGAGGTTTTTGACGGATGCCTTCTACGAGGCAATGATCCGGAGATAAGACGTTGGGAATACCATCACCACGGTCACCACTAAGAATAAGATGTTCCCTAAATTGAACAGGGTCATTGGATGATATATCTTTTTTCCTAACTGGATCATATTGTTTGACATTACCATATGTTTGTAGTTGAATAAAATCTTTGTCACCACTAAGAATTAAAATCTTGTTACCATTATTTAGAACTTCCCCAAATTCAGAAACTAAAGTTCCAATAACATCATCAGCCTCTGCGCCTCTAACTTGAATAACCCTATACGGAAAGTTTTCTTTAATTTCTTTCTTAATTAAATTTAAAGAATCAAAAATAGAATTCCAATCAATAACGGATTTTTCCCTATCAGCTTTTCTATTTGCTTTATAATGAGGAAATACTTCTCTCCTCCAATAACTTTTATCATCACAAGCAATGACTAACTCACCATATTCCAACCCAAACTTTACTTTGAGTGAACGAATATTATTAAGAATCATATGTCTAATTAAATTGATATCAAGATCATCAGCATGTGATCCTGCTTGTTCCATGATGGATGAAATCATTACCTGTGAAAGATCTAATAGAATCATTTTACAAAACTTTATAGTTAAAGGTTGGTCCAGCGAATTTTCTTGATTCTATAGTAGGATAACGATTTCGTAAACTAATTAATAGATTTTTCCACTGATCAGCTAGTTTATCCCAGCTAAACCTAGTATCAGCATAAATCTTAGTAAGCTTT